AAACATCAATTAAATGTTGATAATAGGGCAGAAAATCTGCCCTATCAAAAAGTCGCGTATATCATGACCATACTATCATAAGACTATCATCAAATAAAAATAGATAATTATAACTCTGTAAAAAAAAGACATAAAAAAAGGGACACTGGATTGCATCCAGTATCCCATGTATCAATTGTTATGATTTATTTTTCTAAGTTATTATTTTAAACTTCTTCTTTAATAATTGGTGAACTTTCCCATTCATCAATATAAATATTATTTGGATAAAGTGGGTAGTTGTGCCACCCACATTTATTCATAAGTTTATCTAAAATAAAAATAAACTCTTTATCTTTTTCTTTAACAATAGAATTAACTTTGAATGTTTCTAAATCTTTTGCTGACTTCAAAATTTTCCAAAAATCTTTGGTAATTAATTTTGTAGTGATTAGAGTGTCATCCATTATGCTACCTCCATTATAATATCAAACTCTTTAGACGTTAATCTGTATTGAGTCTGATATTTAATATACTTTTTATAATGAATAGGATTTGCTTTTAATAAATCCATATCAACCATAGGCTTAGAAATTTTTTGTATACTTAAACTTCCAATACTTCCATCTACAGTTAATTTTTCTTGACCACCTAGTAAGTCAATTAATTTTAACTTAAAAGGTTTCACTATAGCATTTGCAACTCTGTTGTCATAACGCAGTTGCTTTAGTATCGATACAATCTTATCGACATTTCTCTTATAAGGTTTCTTCATATTCGCTCCTTTTATATTGTTAATAAAACTTCACACAAGTGAAGTAGAAGTGGGTCAACCACTTCTGCTTAACTTATTCACATACTTTCTAACTTGAGTTTCCCTACTTGGCTTAAATGTAAATCTCTATCTTCCTCTGTAGTGTAGATATAACAATTACTATTCAGACCATCCTCGCAGTTATTTATCCTACAAAGTTCTTCTATAGACATCTCAAACTTTGTTCCCTCTACTAAATCGTATCCGTATATCTTCATTACTCACCCTCCTCCCATTTAAGAGCATTATCTGAATACTCCATTATCTTATCTGCAACTGTTTGATAATCTTTTTCATCTAACAGTTCTTGAGTCAGCTTTGTTTCTCCAAATGCTATCTCAAATATTTCTTTTATAAATTGTTCTTTAGTCATTGTTTACTCTCCCTTAATTGCTCTAAGATAGAAATAGTATTTTCTAAACAATCTCTGATTGTAAACTCTGTTCCATCACTATCTTTAGGTAAATCAATTACCCTCATGTCTTCGTATCTGTCTCTTGTATAGTGCAATGTTTTTTTCACATCATACAAGTCACATAGTGCATCGTTTATTTTATCGTTAATATTCATTGTTCACTTTCCTTATAATGTGTAATCTTAATAGTTCTACTTGCTGATTTTTCTTTCTTGTACTGTTGTATTAATTTATAGCACAAGTAAAAAACTGCTAAAATTAAAAATAAATCTGCACCATTCATTGTTCACTCTCCTTTAAATCCCACTGACAGTCATCTGTATAAACTGCGTCAGGATATTTATTCCTTACTTGTTCTGCTTCACAGGTAAAACAAATGTACTCGACATCACAGTCACCACACTTTTTGTTCGGTTTAACCCATAAATTATATTCTTTTAAACTAGTCATTGTTAACTCTCCTTTATTAATACCACTCATAGTCAATGTCATACTTCTTACTAAGTTTTATTGCATAAGAAATAGCTTTGTCTTTAGCTTTGTCATATCCAAGTTTTTTTATGTCAAATTCTTTTTCAAATTCAACATCAAACATGGACTCTTCTTCACCATTCTCATCTTTGTAATGAGTCTCTAGGAATACACTAATTTGTGACGCTTCATTTTTATCGTCTGTGTATTCCTCACCCTCATCAAATGGCAATGGCTTGGAATGATGTATGAATACATTTCTGTAATCTACATACTTTCCAACTTTCCATTTGTTATCTAGCATATTTTTACCTTCCATCTTCAGCAAGTGCTGATGATTGCATCCGAAGATGCAATCATTAGAACTTATTGTTAGTTCATGTAGTTATTCCACACTGGTGACTTTAAAACAAAAAGCACTTTTTGATTGTCATCGTATTGTCTCTGATGAACTCTCGTACTTTTAGTTCTAAGTTCGTGAGGTGTGTGGGATGCCCAATGCGTAAGCATATTATAACAGGCGTACATAGTCATGCCTAAGTTTTTGCTCTCCTGATAGAATTGGTTAATCATCCAATTATAAGTCTTGTTTTTATCTAGGTCAGCTTTTGCCTTAACTTGGTTTTTAAATAAAGTAGTATTTAAAATTTCCCTGACATTAGACTCAGAAATTTCTCTATTAGATAGAGACTCAAACCAACTTCCCATACTCTGAAAAGTTTCAATGCCACTCTGAATATTTATTCTCAGAGTATCTACACTGAAACCTGATGTGTGTTTATTTGCAAACATCAGCTTATGAATTGCTGAAGTCTGTCCATTTAAACAAGCTAGTCTTATTGGTGCAATTTCAAGTAAGTGCATCCAAGACCCATCCAAGCTAGTTCTAAATCGAATTCTAAATTCGATGATGTCACCAACTTTTCTAGTCTTTGGTGTAATAGTAAGATTTGGAAATCTAATTTCCCTGACAAATTTCCCTTTACCATCGAAGAGACTGTCTTGAACATGAAACTCTCCATAAATATTACTTTTTAATATTGCCTCTGAAAGCACGGCAATCATCTTGTAGTATGCATCAGGATTATACTGAGAGCCTACAATTGCATTGCTGATAGGCTCATTGTTAGTTGTATCCATAACCTGAAAACTCTCAGGTATTTTTACAAACTCATTTGCCACTTCATCACGATAATAATTCGGTGTTAGTCCTACATCAAATTTAAAACTATCACTAAGCGTTAGTTCATTCTTTTTTACTTCAAACATATATTTCTCCTTGTTAATTGTTAATTCCAACATAAATGTTGGTGAATGCATCAATGTGCATTCATCAAAATTTATCTAGTTATATAGTCATACAATTGACAATGAAGTTCAATCGCATTTTGTTTTTTATCTTCACATTGTTTGCCATATTTATTTAATTTTCCTTTATCATCATAAACACGCATATCTTTTTCATTAGATGTCATGCTATCAATATTAATAATAAGTTCATCTAAGCCATCCATAATTGTATGAACTTTTGCATCATTAAGTTCAATAGTTTTATTAGGTAAATTAATTTCCATAATAACTCTTCCTTCCCAAACATATAAATGTTTGTGAAAGCATCAATGTGCTTTCATAAAAATTTATCTAGGTATACTTATAGATTTATATTCGACAGTTAAATATTTCCTGTCATTCCTATTCTTAAAGTAATCAGTATTAGCTAGGCTATACATATACATCCATCCACCCACATACTGTCTGCCATCCTCAGAGTCATCTGTAAACTTACCTAAGTTAAGAGCATTCTCAAATGCCTCCTGACTATTTCTAAATTCATAATCCATTAGTTAGTCTCCTTAATAAGTTTTACTAAGACAGGATTAAATTTTTTAGTATTAAAACTGTCTACTATGGATTGCATTTCTTTCTTTTCTTTTTCTTCTTCTCCCATAGTTTTAATCACGATTTCTAAATCGGTTATCGCTTTTTGATAACCTTCTAAATAAGACTCATCAATATGATAATCTACATAATCAAAATGTGTGTCATCTTTATTATCAATAATCTTTTTTTCAGCTAAAAGATTATTTTTTATTCTATTTATAAGTATTGCTAATCTGTCTTCCATTATTTATTCCTTCCTTTGTTTTTAATATAATCTAAAACAAATAACTTTGCTTCACAGTCTGATACAAAAGTCTGACAGGTGTCACACTTCTGCAAGTCTTTTTCCTCTTTTTCATTATTAGATAAAACATAACCTTGATTATTACAATCTTCACATTCCATAATAACTCTTCCTTCCCAAACATATAAATGTTTGTGAATGCAACTAAGTATGTGCATTCATAAAAATTTATATTACTTCCCAAGTGACACTTGCTCCAAAATTACAATAAGGTAAAAAATTTGATTTAGTTCCTTTTTGTAATTCTTCAGAGATATGCTCTTTGAGGTCTTCTATAGCTTGAGGGTTTTGTTTTTTAAAAGGCTTCCAATCCCAAAAGTCATGGATTACTGAAACATCAGTATCATTAAATTTAAGATTAAATTTTTCTTTATAAGAAATATTTCCCCACTTGCTATCGTGTTCTGTTTTGATTTTAGTATAAACAATTTTTGTTGTCTCTGTATTTTGATTAAGCATATTAACTCTTCTCTCCCAAACATATAAATGTTTGTGGATGCAACTAAATATGTGCATCCATAAAAATTTATTTTAAGAAAAAAAGTTTTTGATTTTTGCAACTCAATCTAAGTGAAACATAATCAGGTTTGGAAGCTGACTAAGTCTTTGTCGACCTATTGCAGTACAAGATGCTACTTATATAGTAATAAACAAATTAATTTTTTATTGTTCATCTTGCCCCACTGCCTCAATTAGTAATACTGCGTTTTCTTGATTATTCGCAGTACGCTATTTTGATTGAACTCAATCCAATACTACTTATCGCTAAATGTTGGAGGTCTGCAAGTGCATTAACATTTCCTAGTCTAGCAATAAACAATAAGGCAAATCCTATTATAACTTTCAGATTTGCAAGGTGGGTATTTTTATTCATACAGAACTATAACACAAATAAACAACCACTTACAACCACCAATATAACATTGAAATACAAGTGTTTTAGGAATGTTCTAGTATTAAAAAGTACTAAAATACAGTAGTTATATATTATCATGCCAACAAATAGGTCTAGAGATTTATCCTGTGAGGATATAAAACAGATGTACTTTCAGACACCTAAGTCAAAGAGAAGTATTAGAAAATTGCATTCTGAACTATTAATAAAATTCAAAAACAAAAAGAAAGTTCCATCCCTAGCAACCATCTTCAGACACATGAAGGCAGAAGATTGGGTGACACAATGTGAGTCTGTAGATTTAAAAGCAAATCAAATTGCAACTGAGAAAACTATAGAAAAAAAATCTGAAGACTTAACTTTGATGGCTGAGAAATTATCTCAGAATGCAAATAAAGCACTGGAGCAAGTTAACAAGGCACTCGATGGAGGAATTGGAAACAATATAGAAAAAGTTCAAGACCTATTAAACATGACTAAGGTTGGAGTAGAAAGTTTAAAGCTATCTTCTCTACTGCAAGGCAATCCAACTAGCATCTCAGGTCACGTAAGTGTTGACACCTCAGATGTAGCAAAATTAAAAGAGCATATTGCTGAACTTTATAATTCTATAAATTTAGATTTAACTAATCAGCAAGCTGAAGATAAGAAACTTAACTAATGTCTCAGTGCCAATGTATCTGTGAAGTAAATTGTTGTGATGTTCAGGACTGCGATGGAACAGAATGTCCGACTTGTATTTCAACTGATGAAGAGCAGATAGAATTTATTGCTGAATTTCAAATCCACACCATTCACTGATGGAAGATGAAGACATAGACATTTGTGTTTTATGTTTAAAGATTTTAGATGACTGTGAATGCCACGACTAAATGATTACATATAAGACTGCAACAAGAGAAGATGCTCTACAGTTCAAGAGATATAAGTCTTGCTCTGTTTGTAGTAAGGAAGACTCACCAATTGGAAACAAGTATCTAAATAAATTTCTCTGCATGGATTGTTGGAAGAAGCAACAACCCAATACAGAAAGTACAGTTAAGTTAGTTAAGAATGTTAAGAAGAGTTTTGACCTTTTTGATTGAGTCATAATCCTTTATAAATTCTTTTCCTTTTTTTTCGCAGAAGACATAATCAAGTAAAACTATTCTACCTATTGCATCAACCAATGATAACTTCCTATAAGAAGTATGAGATGAGTCATGCCTCTTAACTATTGTCACTGGTCTCTGTAGGTCTTGTATTCTCTGAGCATCCTTAGATTGCATCCAGTTGTTGACCTCTTCTAGTATTACTTTCTTTTGTTCATCTTGAGTGAGTTCATTTAATGGTTTATTAAACATTATTATTTTCGCCTTTTATGTAGTCTTGTAAATGAATGAGATAGCAACAACTACAGATTACTCTCTCATACTACTATATAGTAAAAACAAAATATATTTTTCCTACATAATACTATGTACTTAATCTCATCATCTCTGCAATGAGATACAGTTCACATATACTGTGTGAATATCTCAGGGCATTTTACAAACCATTATTGTCACGCCTAAATAGAGATAGATTAGAGTCGTAAACAATCTAGAGTATCCATCACACCTATAGAGACTAGCAAGACTTACAACCTATTCGACTAGCTGAAGAGAAATAAAACCTCTTTTAATGAGGCTAGAGATGCCACTTAGATGTAGTGATGTGTGTCAGTGTTAGCCACTCTTTTGCCGACAGGTTGAGAGCAACAGATATATCTAGGTCTGCACTTACTCATTCACATCAGCACAACAGATTAGCATTGCTATGATTTAATTCTAGGCAGTAGGGTAGGGGAGGGGCATCGCTCTCATATTACTAATTCATCAGCATATTGTATTGTCGCATAATCTACATTATGAGTACAATGAGAGAGTGTGTGTCAGGCATCACTGTTATCAGCATGACTAACTATCATTAATACTATCATGCATATCAACATACTTAACTAGGACAATAGGTGCGATTTCTGACATAGGCAAATATAATACCCCCCACCCCCCAATTGTCTGGATTACCCTAACATCCATATAGTGCACACCGACATACCATAATAGCAGAAACATACCCCCTTCCCTTTAAGACACTATGTGCTTGTGAAATATAGATAATTAGATATGATATTCGAATGTATGATGATTTGCTAAAGGCGGATGGCTTCGATGAAGCTATTATAGGGACAGCGGGAGGATGCAGCAATGCAGACGTTCTCCTCTATGACACAAATAAGATTATAAGCATACTACAGGAGCGTGATGGTATGGATGAAGAGGAAGCTAGAGAATACTTTGAATATAACATCAGGGGTGCTTATATGGGAGAAATGACCCCTTTATTTTATGAGCCTCTCTACACTGAACTCCAATAGGGAAACACCCCCACCCCTAATAAAAATACTATAGGGGTATAAAAAAAATATATATGATAATTCCAGATACAACTCAAGAGAAGATTGAGATACTCCAGAAGTTAGTTGGGCAAGTCAAAGAGATAGAGTCCAGAGAAAATGCTAAGAATACTCTGATTGGATACGCTCAATTTCAAATGGAGGAGTACAAGACTCCACCACACATAAAAAAATTAGCCGAGAAGCTAGAGGCGGTAGAGAGAGGCGAAATTAAGCGACTCGCTATATTCATGCCTCCCAGACACGGTAAATCTATTCTAACGTCAGAATTCTTTCCTGCATGGTATATGGGGAAGAACCCAGACAAGTATATTATCTGCTCAACTTACGCTCAAGACTTAGCAGACGACTTTGGTCGTAAAGTAAGAAACCAACTGCAAGACAAGAGATACGGAGAAATATTTCCAGAAACTCAACTGGCGACAGACTCCGCTAGCGTAAGGAGATTCCACACGCAGCAGGGTGGAGTGTACTATGCCGTGGGTGCTGGCTCAGCAATCACTGGTAGAGGTGCACACTTACTCCTCATTGATGACCCCATCAAGGGTAGAGAGGAGGCAGACTCCCCAGCAATGCGTAAAAACCTTTTGGATTGGTATCGCTCAACTGCATACACAAGATTAATGCCTGGCGGTAGTGTTATCGTTATTCAGACTAGATGGCACGAGGATGACCTCGCAGGCTGGATACTCAAAGAGACGGGACACGAGGGTTGGGATATTGTAGAATTTCCAGCTATCCTTAATGAGAGAGCAGCGAAGATGCTTGGCTTAAAGGAGGGCGACCCCCTGTGGAAAGATGCATACCCTATAGAGAGACTAGAACAAATTAAAAAAACAGTGGGAACCCGTGAGTGGTCCTCGCTTTACAATCAGACCCCATCCATCGAAGAGGGAAACGTCATCAAGAGGTGGTGGTGGAAGTACTGGAAGAAAGAAAATTTACCAGAGTGTGATTATATATTACAGTCGTGGGATACAGCCTATACAGTTAGTCAGACTTCGGATTACTCTGCGTGTACAACGTGGGGTGTGTTCAGCGGTGAGGGTGGATACAATCTTATTCTCCTAGATTCATTTAGGGAGAGGTTAACATTTCCAGAACTCAAGAATGCAGCAATAAGTTTATATAACGAACACCAGCCAGACCTGGTGCTAGTAGAAGCTAAAGCAAGTGGATTATCCCTCGTGCAAGAGCTCATGAGAACGGGATTACCTATTACTCCATTCAATCCTAAGAAATTAGATAAATTAGCTAGAGTTCACTCTATAACTCCTCTATTTGAGGCTGGAAGAATTTGGGCACCAGATACAGACGCAACTGAGGCTGTAGTCTCTCAGTGTGCAGCGTTTCCAAATACTAAGCATGACGACTTAGTGGATTCTCTATCTCAAGCACTACTCAGATTAAGAAAAGGATGGATGGTCAGTCATCATCAGGATGCACCATACGAAGAACCATCAGGACCGAAAGGAAGTTATTGGTAATGAATGAATCACTATTAGATTCTGTTAAGAGGCACGAAGGTTTTCGTGACCAGGTGTATTTAGACAGCCTAGGCAAGAGAACCGTGGGGTACGGACACTTGTGTGTTGAGGACCACTGGGAAGACGGCAAGGTATACGATAAGGAGTATCTCGAGGAAATACTTAAAAAAGATTTACAGCACGCAGTAGACACTGCAGCGTATATGTGTGAGAAAACAGAAGCAAATGAAGAAGCACAAAATATAATAACGGAGATGGTATTTCAACTAGGAGGGAATGGTGTCTCTAAATTTAAGATGATGTGGGAGGCACTCAAGTGCAGTCCACCTAATTATACAGAAGCGTCAGTTCAGATGCTTGACTCAAAGTGGGCAAAGCAGACCCCCAATCGAGCCAAGGAGATGTCTGACCACATGAAGGAACAAGGAGAAAAATAATGGGTCTATTTGATAGTAAAGAAGAAAAAATATTAAAATTACAAGAGAAGATTGACAAAAATAAAACAAATAACAAAATACCAAAAACTAAAATGGGTCTAATTAAAAAATATATTATAGGTTCTGGTCTTTATGGTGGAGCTAAAGAAGGTTTAGACCAACTCATAAAGGGTGATTTAAATATTAAAGATTTAATTTTTGGAAGTGCGACTGGTCCCCTAACATTAGCAGAAGATACCGTTTCAGGTATAAGAGATTTTAGAGAAAAAACTAAACCTGTTAAAAAAAACATGGGTGGCATGATGAATGCTCGTAAAAAAAACATGGGTCTTAAAATGGCAGATGGCGGAGAAGCAATGAAGGGTTTCTCTATGTTACCAGAGTCAGTACAAGAAAAAATGAACTCTGTAAAAGCAAAAAAATATAACAAGGGTGGACCTGTTAAAAAAATGGGTGGTGGTATGATGAAATATAAAAAAGGCGGAAGCGTATCTAAATCTAAAAAACCCCGTGGTACTGGTATTGCTATCAAAGGTACTAAGTTTAAAGGCGTATTTTAATGTCAGTTTTTAAAGCAGTTAGAATGATGCTACCTAGCGGAAAAATTATAATTGCTAAAACAAAAGAGATGTTTAATAATTTAACCAATAGAGGTGCTAAAAAAATTAATGTATTAGAAGAAGGAAAATCAAATAAACCTATAAATAAAAATGAAATTGCTAGAGAAAAAGCAAAAGATGCTGATAGAGAAGCGTTTGGTTCAAAAAAAAATCCTTTAGATAATATAGACCCAGATAATCCAGACAGAAAAACAACCTTGGGCAAAAGAGGATACAATGTCCAAGTAATGAAGGATGGTGGTTTAGCAAAGAAAACTAAATCTAAAAAATCTCGTGGTAGCGGAGCAGCTATCAAAGGCACAAAATTTAAAGGAATATTTTAATGGATAAAGAAAGATTACAGTTACTGCTTGAAAACTATACTAGTAATCCATCAAACATTAAGTATGCTAAAAATAAATTAAAATTAGATGGTAATGAGAATCCTACTATGGAAGACGTAGGTTATTTATTAACTCAAGAATTTAAAAAAAAAGACCCAGATAAAATGGGTTCTCCCTTTGGTAGATTAATAGTAAAAGGTATTGATAAAATTAATAACTTTGTAAACAAAAAAGATACTGTAAACAAAAAAAATGGTGGTATAGTAAAAAAAAAGAAGGTATCATCATCTAAAAATACTATGGCTAAAAGAAGAAATGGTATTGCAATAAAAGGTACTAAATTTAAAGGAATATTTTAATGGCAAGAACACCGTTTGAAGAAGTTAATCCTCTTGTGGATGAGGAAGTTACTATAATAGCAGAGGGCACTATTGAAGAAGAGCCTACTGCTATATCAGATAACCTCGCAGAAGATTTAGATGAAGATACACTAGATACAATTGCATCTGAATTGCTTGAGGCTTTTGAAGCGGATGTTGACTCAAGAAAAGAATATGAAGAAACAATTAAAAAAGGAATGGAACTCCTTGGATTAAAAATCGAAGAGTCTCAGAATCCTTTTCCTGGAGCCTGTTCGGCTCACCACCCAATGATGATTGAGGGTGCAGTACAATTTCAATCACAAGCTATTAAAGAATTATTTCCATCTGGTGGTCCTGTTAAAACACAAATTATTGGAGACAAAACTGATGAGATTGTTAAGCAAGCTAACAGAGTAAAAGAATTTTTAAATTATCAAGTAACAGAAAGTATGGAAGAATACTTTGATGACTTTGACCAAATGCTTTTCTATTTACCGATAGTAGGAAGTTGCTTTAAAAAAGTTTATTATGATGAAGTCTTAAAGAGACCCGTATCTAAATTTATTCCTATTACTGATTTTGTTGTTTCATACAATACTGTTGATTTAAGAACATCTGGAAGATACACACATATCATTCGTATAACTCAAAATGAATTAAGTAGAAAACAAAGCAACGGATTCTATAGTGATATCGATATAGATATGACTCCAGAGGAAGATGACTCAAACGACATTACACAAAAAATTCAAGAGATTGAAGGTATCTCACCATCCAAGAGTTATCAAAAAGATGGAAGACTTACCCTTCTTGAAATGCACGTTGATTTAGAAATTCCTGGATATGAAAAAGATTTTGCTTGTCCCTACATTGTGACTATATGCAAAGAAACAAAACAAATTCTTTCTATTAGAGAAAACTTTAGAGAAGATGACCCAGACTTTAAAAGATTACAACATTTTGTTCATTATAAATTTCTACCTGGTTTTGGATTCTATGGTTTAGGCTATGTCCACTTACTAGGAAACTTACAGAAATCAGTTACAACCATACTTCGCTCCTTGGTTGACGCAGGACAGTTCGCTAACTTACCTGGTGGTTTTAAAGCTAGAGGCATGAGGGTAGAAGGCGAACACCCTGTTGGTTTTGGTGAGTTCAGAGATGTAGAGGGATACGGAGACGACATTAGAAAGTCTATTGTTCCTCTTCCATTTAAAGAACCATCGCAGACCCTATTCGCCTTACTTGGCTCAATGACTCAAGAAGGAAGAAGACTAGCAGCCATAACAGATTTACAGGCTGGTGACATGAATTCAAATGCACCTGTTGGAACTACAATTGCTCTATTAGAGCAAGGCATTAAGGTGATGTCCTCTATTCACAAGAGATTACATAAAGCACAAAAAGAAGAATTTAAAATTTTAACTAGAATTAATAAAGATTTTTTACCTTCTTATTATCCATATGCTCAAGAGGGCGGAAACAGATTTATATTTAAAAAAGATTTTGATGACAGAATTGATATCTTACCAGTATCAGACCCAAACATATTTTCTACTGCACAAAGAGTTCTGTTAGCACAAACTCAATTACAAGCTGCAGCCGCTGCACCTCAAATTCATGATATGAAGGAAGCGTACAGGAGATTATATCAAGCCTTAGACGTTAAGAACATAGATGAAATATTATTACCAGAGATGGGTGCTGGAAGAAAAGACCCAGCTACAGAAAATTACGCTTTACTTTACGGAAGACCAGTAAAGGCATTCGCAAGTCAAGACCACGATGCACACATGGCAGTTCACCAAGCTATGCTAAACGACCCAACAATGACTCCTCAGTCACCGCAGGTTGCTCAAGCGTTAGCTGGAAGTATAGTGGCTCACGTTCAGGAACACATGGCACACAAATATAGACAACAGGTATCCGCAATGTCTGGAACACAGTTACCATCAGCACCAGAATACGATAGAGCAAATCCTGGTCAAGATGAAAAGTATGAAGAGATGTCACCAGAAATGGAAAATCAAGTAGCTGCCCTACAAGCACAAGCAGCAATGCAGATGTCACAGGCAAACCAGCAGGCAATGCAACAACAGCAGCAGCAGCAGCAACAGCAAGACCCTAGGGTACAAATTGCAATGCAAGATTTACAAATTAAAAAGCAAGAGGCAGATAGAAAAGTTGCAGACTCACAACAGAGAGCCGCAGATAGAAATCGTGAGTTTGAAATGAAAGAGCAGAAAGAAGCTGCCGATGCACAAATTGATATAGCTAGACTAGAGTTAGATAAAGCAAAAGCAGAATCTGACATAGCGGTAGAGCAACAGTCAATAGAATCAAATGAGAGAAGAGATGCACTTCGCTCTAGAGCAAACAAATCTCTTGCAAGAGAGAAAACTATGAGCGACATAGCCAAAGAACAAATGAAAAAAGATAAAGAATAATGATTCCTCTTGGATTATACTATGCTGGACTAGCAGGATTAGGTATGGCTGGTAGAGCTGCAAATTCACCACTAGGTCAAAGAACTATACAGAGTGGTATCAGTACTTTAAATAAAGTTGGAGATAAAATACAACCTTTTTTAAGAGGTTTACAAAACTATTCAGGGTTTAATACAAATTTAGCACCTCAAGGTAATATAATGTCTAAAATAAATCCAGGAAGAGTATTGAGTGCAGCTATACCAGCTTTTTCAATGCAGTATTTAACTGACCCAGAAGTAATGAAACAAGAGGCTGCTGATACGTACGATTTGGCAAAATCTGTAACAGACTCTGGAGTAGACTCTGTTACATCATTAAGTGAAGAAATAATGAAAATGTTTAAAAAAGAAGACAAAGGTTTTATGCCTAAAATAGACATAGAATTTGTAGGGAATAAAAATAAAAATAAAAATAAAAAAGGAAATAAAAAAGGAAATTAAAATGGCAACTTCAATAACATTACCAAAAAAACCAAAAACAGGAAAAGTAGGTTATCTAACAGCAATAATAAACACAATAAAAAAAAATTATAAAGCTGGGATAACAGACAGCAAAAAAACAGCAAAATATCAAAAGGATTTAGCACAAAAAAAAGAACAACTTGCTGCGGCTTTAGAAGAGGCTAGTAGAATGACTAATCAAAAAAAAATGTCATTAGGCAATAAACTTAAAATAGGTGCAGGAATTACTACAGCAGGAGGAGCAGGAAAAATAGCTTACGATGTTGTAAATAAAGATTTTCCTACAATGAATAAAGGTGGAGTAGTTAAAAAGAAATCTTATAAAAATGGCGGAGTAGTTATTATAGATAAGAGTGGCTCTTCGCATTATAAATCAAAAGGTAATTCAAAAGCTATTGCAAAAAAATATTTTAAAGGTACATTCTAACTTGTGGAAACAAAACTTATCAAGCATATTTTAAATAAAATCGATAATGAAATCGAAGGAAGAAAAAATGCTTTTGCTGACGGTAAAATAATCTTAGAAAAACACGAGGTGACTGTAGGTCAAATCAAAGGATTACTTGTTGCAAAAGAAGTGGTAAGAGACATAGCAAGGAACATAGAAGAAGATGAATAGTACAACCTTTAAACTCGAAGAAGTAGAACTTAAAAGCAATAAACATCCAAAGCCGACTGGACACAGAATCTTAGTTAAGACATTAGATATATCTAATAAAACTAATAAAGGTATTTATTTACCAGATAGTTCAGTTCAAGACCATAGAGCAGTAGCATCTATTGGTAAGGTTATAGACTTAGGTGCAGACGCATATAATAGAGAAGATATGTCTGAGCCATGGTGTAAAATAGGAGATTACGTTATGTTTGGAAAGTATGCTGGACACAAATTTAAATTTGGTCAAGCGGAACTCCGAATTATGAACGATGACGAAATTCTGGGAACAGTCCCAGATGTAAGTGAGATAACTTAATCCACTTACTCTACAATAGCTACATTCGGTAGCGTTACAATACTTAGGAGAAACCTATGCAAATAGTACACGATACGTTGTCTAAAAAGACAATGCAAGTTGTAGACGATGGCAAAGAGGAAAAACTAAAAACATTTAATGTTGAAAAAGCATTAGATGATATGGAGTATTCTGAAGAGCCAACGGAAACAACAGAAGCTATTGAGGAAGAACCTCAAGAAGCGACAGAGGAAATAAATGAAGTTGATGAACCTCAAGAAATAGAAGCTACATCCGAAGATGATGAAGAACCTATTCCTAAAAAAAAATCAAGACTTCAAAGAAGAATAGACGAATTAGTTAGAGAACGTAGTTCTGTTCAAGATGAAAGAAATCAGTATGCTAATCAAATTGAAGTTTTAAAAAATGAACTTCAAAAAAAGAGTACGCTAAATAGTGATTACGATAATCTTCAAGAGAATCTATACGAAACTCGATTAAGTGCCGCAAATAAATTATTAGATTCTGCCCGTAGTACACACAAAAGTGCGTATGAATCAGGTGATTCTGATAAATTATTAGAAGCAGCAGAATCTATCGCTGATGCAAAAGTTGAATTAAAAACGCTAGAACAGCAAAAACATTTATTTAAAAAGAAGACGGAAGAAAAAACTATCCAGCCTACTTATAATAATAATGTTCAACAAACTGTTCAACAACAGCCTCAAGTACAACAGCCAGACCCAAGAGCACTTCAATGGGCACAAACTAATAATTGGTTTGGTCAAGATGCTGCTAGGACTGGAGCTGCTTACGCAATTGATGCTCAGTTAAAAATGGAGGGATATAACCCTTCTTCTGAAGAATATTATTCAGAATTAGACTTGCGGTTAGGACAATCTTTTTCAGATTTAAAAGAAAAAAGTTCTAAACCGAAGCAAGTAGTAGCGAGTGTATCTCGTGCAACATCCGCATCTAAAAAAAAAGTGACACTTTCGTTAAGCCAACTCGCAATGGCTCGAAAGTTAGGTGTGCCAGCAAGTGAATATGCGAAGTTTGTGAGGAACGCAAATGACTGATAAAGTAACAAAAACGTCTGAAGGGTCAACATCTAGAACCCATCAGAAACGAAAAGTAACATATACACCTCCCTCTTATTTAGATGCTCCACAACCAAATGTTGCAGGCGTTAAATACAGATGGTTAAGAGTAAGTACGGGTGGGGAGGATGACGCTCGAAACATATCCAAGCGAAGACGTGAGGGATATGAATTCGTTAGAAAAGATGAGCACCCAGATTTCGATGTCCCAGTACATGAATCAGGAAAGTACGCTGGGGTAATTGGTAGTGGAGATTTAGTTCTTGCTAAAATAGATGAAGAAATGCTTGATGCTAAAAGGGAATACTATGAAGGTAAGACCAGACAGCAAACTCAAGCAGTTGATGCAGATATTTTAAAAGAGCAACATCCATCAATGCCTCTTACTCAAAATCGTAAAAGTTCTGTTTCTTTAGGTAAAAAGAAAGACTCAGACTAAAGGTTTATATATTGGGTTTTATAACTTAAATATATAGGAGAATAACAATGGCAAATACAGATGCACCAAACGGATTAAAACCCGTAAGGCATATTGCTGGAGGAACTATTCGACCAAACGAATATAAAATACCAAGTGGCTACAACACAGCTATATTTACAGGAGACGCAGTAAAATTACTGAGTTCTGGATATGTGGCAGTAGCGGCAGCTGGTAATAGATTATTAGGAGTTTTTGCAGGATGCAGCTACCCTAATTCGTCTGGCGAACAAGTCTTCAGTAGACAATGGACAGCAAGTGCAACAACACAAGGTACTGTTGATGTAACAGCTTACATTTATGACGACCCAAATATCGTTTATGCAGTACAATCAGCAGGTTCTGCTGACTTTACAGATATTGGAAATATGGCAGATATCGTTGCCACAGCAGGTAGCACCTCAACAGGTCAATCAGCTATGGAAGTTAGCGGTACAACAGGAACAGGAACTGCGAATTTACGTATTCTTGGATTATACAATGCACCAAATAATGCTTATGGAACCAATGGTATCTTAGAGGCTACAATTTATGAACATGAATTGAACCAACACGTAGATGCTGATGGAACTGCAGGCGTATAATAAGGTATAGGAGACATAAAAAATGGCAATAAATAGAAGTCAACTCGCTAAAGAGTTGGAACCAGGTCTTCACGCCTTATTTGGCTTGGAGTATAAGCGTTGGGAGCGTGAACACGCAGAAATTTTTCAAGAGGAAAATTCTGACAGAGCCTTTGAAGAGGAAACTCTACTTACTGGCTTTGGTGCAGCACCAACAAAAGGCGAGGGAGCATCAGTTGAATATGACAATGCTGCAGAACAGTGGACAGCTAGATACGTACACGAGACTATCGCTTTAGCCTTCTCAATTACTGAGGAAGCTGTAGAGGATAATCTTTATGATACTTTATCTAAGAGATACACATCTGCACTAGCACGTTCAATGGCTTACACCAAACAAGTAAAAGCAGCTAATGTATTAAATAATGCATTTAGTAGTTCTTATGTTGGTGGTGATGGTACGGAGCTTTGTGCTACTGACCATCCTTCACTAGAAGCAGGTAGCTTATCAAATGAACTAGCTACAGCAGCAGACCTTTCTGAAACTTCACTAGAAACAGCAATCATTGCGATTGGTGGATTTGTGGATGACAGAAACATTCCTGCAGCTGTACAAGCTCGTAAGATGATTATACCTAAAGACTTAGCGTTTACCGCTCAGAGAATTCTGAAGAGTGAATTAAGAGTTGGTACTGCTGATAATGATATTAACGCAACAAAGAGCATGGGATTACTTCCAGGCGGATACTCAGTTAATCACTATTTAACTGATAATGATGCGTTCTTTATCTTAACAGACATGAATAACACAGGTCTAAAAATGTTCCAAAGAAGACCACTAAAGACTTCAATGGAACCAGACTTTGAAACAGGAAATATGCGATTTAAGGCATCTGAAAGATATTCTTTCGGTTGGTCTGACTGGAGATGCGTCTTCGGTTCACCTGGTGCATAAATTACAATTAAGGGGGGATAATACATCCCCCTTTTCTTATTTATTAATAATAAAACAGACTAATATATAGACGGTATAGAGACTGTTTTATAATGCCCTATACGGCAAGGAGAAAAAATGGCTAACACAACATTTAACGGAAAAGTAAGGTCAGAAAATGGCTTTCAACAAGTAACAAAAAACAGCACAACTGGTGCTATTTCTGAATCATCATTTAATATTCAAACTTCTGCAACAAGTGGAACAGATAATATTGTTGAATCAGGAACAACTGTAGGAGCTAACAACGCAAGTTTAGGTACCGCAGCAACAATTTTTAACATTACACCAAAGGCACACGGAGCAGGATTTCCTGATGACGCAATTAACACTTTTGTAAATAAAGTTGGTGGTACTATCACTACTAATATTTTAATTGACTTACATGGTGGAGCATCTTCAGGTGGAGCAGCAGGTGACGCAATTGGTACTGCAGCAGCAGCAAGTTGCTACATTGCAGAAATTGACCACTCAGTAAACGGAGTTCCAATGTTAGTGGAGTTTGGATGTACAGAAGTACCTACAGGTGGAGACCCAGATATTAACTTAGATTGTTCAGCTACATCTACAACTGCAGAAGACGTAGGTTTAACTAGTGGAACAAACTTACTTAACAATGGTGACTTAACTTTAGGTTTCTATTCAACTGCTGACGCAGGTGCTGATTTAGCGGCAGCGAAGAAGTTTATATTTTTAACTGCAGGAGCAGCAACTGATGCGGCTTACACAGCAGGAAAATTATGGATTAGAATAACTGGAATGGCAGTAGACAAAGCTAATGGCTAATAATAACTAATTAAGTGGGGGAGATAAAATCCCCCACATTATTAATAGGAGATAATATGAGTGATGTAAAAGCAAGCATAGCACTAGCGGCAGACGGTAGGCTACAAGGCTCTATAGGTGGTAGTAGTACCGACCTTGGTCCGATAAGAATTAAATCAATTCAATGTCAATCAAGTGCGGCAGATGGTGAAGTAAAAATTTATGATAATACTTCTGCAGCTGGCGTAATTAAAATTCATTTAAAATGGGGTACAGCAGCGAATGAACCTCTGACTATGAACTTTGATGGAGATGGTGTAAGATTTGAAACAGCAGCTTACGCTGACGTAACTAACTGCGACTTTGTAGTAGCGTACTATAACTAAAAATGATATCGAGGAGGTTAAATGGCTACATCAGGCACAAGAACATTTACGCTTGAAGTTGATGAGATTATTGAAGAGGCTTTTTCTAGAATTGGTGGGGAACCACAAACAGGAAAAGAAGCATCTCAAGGAAGAAGGTCTCTTAATCTTATGTTACAAGATTGGACAAATAGAAATGTTCAATTATGGACAGTATCAAGTGAATCTCAAGCACTAGTAGCTAACACAACTAGCTATACTCTTACTAGTAGTATTATTGATATTGAGGATGCTGTTATTCAAGTTACTAATTCAGATTCTAGTACTACAGATATGGAATTAGAAAGAATTAGCAGAGACGATTATTTAAAAATACCTAATAAAAACGATACAGGTAGACCCTCTCAATTTTTTTTAGATAAACAATTAACCCCTGTTTTATTTTTATATCCTACCCCAAGTAACTCAAGTGATATTTTTAAATATTCTCAAAGAAAAAAAATAGAAGACATTACTTCCTCAACAGAAAATGTTGCTGTGCCAGATAGGTTTCTTCCTTGTGCTATTAGTGGATTAGCTTATTATTTATCTTTAAAAAGACCACAAATTGAGATACAAAGAAGACAAGAATTAAAAATGCTTTATGAAGAAGAATTTAAAAGAGCAACAGAAGACAATAGGGAAAAAGTAGACTTGATAATTAGACCAGACTTGAGGTACAATTCTTAATGGTTTTTGTTAAAGGAAAATTTGCAAAAGCCATATCAGATAGAAGCGGATTAGCTTTTCGTTATAACGAAATGGTTAAAGAGTGGAATGGTTCTCTAGTCCATAAATCTGAATTTGAAGAAAAACATCCACAATTAGAACCAGTTAAACATAAAGCGGATGCACAAGCATTAAAAAATCCAAGAATTCCAACAAAATTACTTCCTACTGACCAAATATCTAATGGTTCTGTAAATAGTTTAATGGCATCTCTAGGTGTAACTAATAATGATGTAAAAATTGTAGGCACTTTTACAAGTGCAAATGCAACTCCACTCATTACAGCATTAACTCTATCAGTTAATTTAGGAGCAGAAAATATTATTGTCAGCTAGAGCAAATATATTTTTAGCAACACCCTGCTATGGGGGATGGTTATCAGAAGATTATTTTCATAGTGTTTTAGAATTACAAAAATATTGTAATGAACAAAATATATCGTTAAGAATACAAACTCTTGCACAAGAATCTTTAATAACTAGAGCCAGAAATACTTTAGTAGCAAATTTTCTTGATGATAAAAATGCAACACACTTATTATTTGTTGATGCGGATATTGGCTTTCCAGCAGAAAGCATAACAAGATATTTAGATTATGATAAGGAAGTTATTTGTGCTCCCTATCCAATGAAAATGTTTAGTTGGGATTTAATTCCTAAGCTCATTGAACAAAAAAAAGATTGGCAAAATTTATGTCATCCTTATGTTTTAAATTTTAAAGATAGACAAAAAATTAATATTGATAAAGGTTTTGTAGAAGTTTTGGATGCCGCTACAGGTTTTCTTTTAATACAAAGAAAATGTTTAGAAAAAATGGTAGATAAGTATCCAGATTTATATTACAAAACAGACCAAATACTTAATGGTAAAGAATTTAACTCAAAAAATACTTATTTATTTTTTGATACAATGAAGGATGAGGATGGAAGATATTTATCAGAAGACTACGCTTTCTCAAGAAGATGGCAAAAAATCGGAGGAACAATCTACGCAGACATTGGTTCAGAACTTACCCATTACGGGAACCATAGATATAAAGGACACCTCTGGAAACATTTTGACTTCAAAAAAGACTAGAAATGTTGTTGTACCTGTAAAGGGTTTAGAATTTAATATTAGAAAAGGATAATATGGCAGACGCAATAGCAAAACCTGTTAAAAAAACAATTATTTATAACCCAAATAAAGGGTTTATTAGAAATCCATCTCAGGAAGAAATTCAAAAATACGAAAAGAGAAATGAAAGATTAATTAAAGAAGGTAAAAAATAATGGCTAATGATGCAAGTATAACATTGACGGCAACTCTGTTACCAGATGAAATAGCTAAAACTATTAGTGGTAATATGACCGTAACACCAGATGACGTTAATGATAAATGGTATTATAAACTAACAGCCTGTACAGCAACAAGCACAGATTTAATTGCTGGTCATTTCTTAGATTATACTCCAATTGATGATGATACTGCACCAACAGCAATTACAACAAGTGATAAAGTAAAATTTTTATTTATTAAAAATACTAGCAGTGCAGATGGTATCTACATATGTTTTGATGGTGGAGCTGCGGCTAATGATTTAGTAGATGGTGTTTTTATTGGTCCTCTACAGTCATGGTTTGGCAGATTACCAAATACAACTGTTGGTAATATACACGCTATATCATCAGATATTGGTGATGCTGGAGACGCAACTGCAAATCTTATTGTAGCAGCTTTAATAGATGATGTGGCATAGGAGATAATATGGCAACAATGACATACACCACTCTTACCCAAGACATTAAGGATTGGATGGAGAATGACGGACTAGAGTTTTCAAATGAAACTGATACTTTTATTAGTTTATCAGAACAAAGAATATCTAGGGATATTGACCCATACGCATTTCACGAATCAGCAACATCTTCATTTAATTCTGGAGATAGATTTGTTAGTAAACCATTAGATGCAAAAATTATTTTTCATTTTTTATTTTTAAATTCAGATAGTAAAAGAATATTTTTAGAAGAAAGAACTGATGAGTTTATTTATGACTATTGGTCAACATCAACATTGACTGGCTCACCAAAATATTGGGCAAACTATAATGATACTGCATTATTGGTTGCACCTACACCAAGCTCTAATTTTACAATAGAAATGACATACTCTAGAAGATTAGCAGAATTATCTAGTTCAAATGCAACTAATTGGCTTACAGAAAACGCACAAGATTTATTATTATATGCTTGTTTAATGGAAGCGTCTTCCTTTACTAAAAATAGAGAAGATTATGCTATATATACAATAAGGTATAAAGAAGCTGTACAATCAGTTAATAATCAAGCTAGAAGAAGAAGAAGAGACGATTTAACCTCTCCATCTAATACGATGGGAGAAAATTATTTAAAACCAATGAATACATAGGAGATATTAATGGCGATAACACAAACATTAACAGACGTTTTTTTACAAGACTGTCTAGATGGTGCACATAATTTAGGAGATGGTGGAGATACTTTAAAAATAGCTCTGTACACATCCAGTGCAGCTTTAGGAAAAACTACATCAGCTTACATTACCACACAGGAAGTAAGTGGAACTGGTTACACGGCTGGTGGAGCAACACTAGCAAGTCAAGCAGTATCATTAGATGCAACAAATAATGTTGCTTTTTTTGATGCGGCAGACCCAAGTTTTACATCAGCAACAATAACTGCAAGAGGTGCTTTAATTTATAACAACAGTAAATCAAATGCTGCAATAGCAGTATTAGACTTTGGTTCTGATTTTTCATCTTCAAATGGAACATTTCAAGTACAATTTCCAACTGCGGCATACAACACGGCTTTAATTAGGATTAGTTAATGGGTTCGGGTACTTTTGGTTATAACAACAGTGCATACGGAGATAATGGCTGGAATGATGGTGCGGTATTTTCAGAAGATGGTATTGCAGCTAATGCTGTTTTAGGAAATGAAGTTGCTTCTGGAAGTGCACAAATTGACCAAGTGGGACTTAATAATTTTAGATTGAGTATTGCTAACTTAGCAGAAAATATAACTGGTACTGCATCAGTAAATAGTATAACTGGAATTGCTGGAACCGCTTCAGACGGTACAGTTAAATTATGGTCTTTAATAAATACAACATCTGGGGGAACAGAAACATGGACAACAGGAACGGCAAATTAAAGGAAAACAATGTCTAACTATACACAATTAGGATTAGTAAAACAAACTGATGGAGAAAATACAGGTACATGGGGTGATGTCTTAAATGAGTCACTTATTGATTTACTTGATGATGCTATTGGTGGATATGTAGAAGTAAGTGTTGCCTCAGGTAATGTTACATTAGCTTTTAGTGATGGAACTGCAGATAATAATGGTAGACACGCAATAATAAAATTTACTGGCTCACCTGGCACATCAAGAACAGTCACATTTCCAAATAAACAAAAAACATTTTATATTAATAATGGTTCAAATGATTCTGTAGTTTGTACAGCGGGGAGTGGTGCAGCAACAGTAACTATTCCAACAGGTACAAAAACAATTTTATATATTGACGGCAGTGACGAAATTCACAATATGCTTGAAACACCATTTATTGATATGAATGGTAAAGAGCTTATCTTAGATGCTAACGCAGATACATCAATAACTGCAGACACAGATGACCAAATAGATATTAAAGTTTCAGGCACAGACCAAATTACAATTAAAGATGGTGCGGTTTCACCTGTAACAGATTCAGATATAGATTTAGGAACAAGCTCTCTATATTACAAGAATGCTTATATAGACGCTATTACTACAACAGGAAACGTAGTTGTTGGTGGTAATATAGACTTAGAGGGCGATATTGATGTTAATGGTACTCTTGAAACAGATGCATTAACAATAGCAGGAATTACATTAGCAGAAACAATTTCAGACACAGTTGGAACTATGGTTACTTCTAATACTGAATCAGGTATTACAGTAGCTTATGATGATGCAGATAACACTTTAGATTTTACAGTTGGTACTCTTAATCAAGATACTACAGGTAATGCCGCTACAGCTACAATATTAGAAACAGCAAGAACAATAGGTGGAACAAGTTTTGATGGCTCTGCAAATATAGCAGTAGGATTAGCAGCAACAGCAACAGCTTTAGCAACTGCTAGAACAATTCATGGAGTATCATTTGATGGTACAGCTAATATAGATTTATCAGAAGTTATTTCAGATACAGTTGGAGCAATGGTTGCTTCTAATACCGAGACAGGTATTGCAGTAACTTATGACGATGCTGACAACACTTTAGATTTTGTAATAGGTGCAGGAACTATTGTTAATTCAATGTTAGCAGATGATGCAGTAGGAGCAGACGAATTAGCAGCAGATGCTGTAGTCAATGCAAGTGTAGCATCAGGGGCAGCAATAGTAGATACAAAATTAGCAACAATAGCAACAGCTAACAAAGTAAGTTTAACAGCAGTTGATATTGATGGTGGTACAGATATTGGAGCAGATTTAACTACATCTGATTTAATTGTAGTGGATGATGGTGCAGGTGGTACAAATAGAAAAGCCGCATTATCTAGAGTAGTAACTTTAATGGCAGCTAATTTAGAAGACCCTACAGCATTAGCAATAGCGTTAGGATAACAGGAGGATAAATGGCAAATACGTTTAAAACAATAACTAAAGCAGGTGTAACTAGTGCTGACGTTATTTATACAGTAGCAGGTAGTACAACAACAGTACTTCTTGGTATTATGATAGGTAACACAACAACTAGTCAAATTACTGTAACAGTTAGCTTAGCTTCAAATACTTCCAACAGAGCAGGAGCAAATAATGAGGCTAATCAAACAGTTGAATTAGTAACCAATGCACCCGTTCCAGTTGGTGGAACTTTGGAATTGTTAGCAGGGAATAAAGTTGTAATGGAAGCAACTGATGCTCTCTCACTAACAGCTTCAGCTGCAGCAGACATAATTTTATCAATAATGGAGATTACATAGAATGGGATATCTTGGTACACCGATAGATACCAATAATACTTTTCAATCTCTTATAGGTAAAAGGTTTAATGGTGATGGCAGTGAAACTGAATTTACATTAGATATTGCACCTAGTTCAGTTTTAGATATAGAAGTCTTTATTGAAAATGTAAGACAAGACCCTAATAGTGCTTATGCATTATCAGGGACTACAATGACATTTACTTCAGCACCTCCTAGTGGAACAAATAATATTTATGTAGTGCATCAAGCAAAAGCTGTAGGAACTATTGAAGTACCTGCAACTTATAAATCAGATGCACAAACAATATCTGGTGCTAGAACATTTAATGGTGGTATTACCATGGGAGGTACAACTCCTACACTTACAATAGGTGATGCAGGAGCAGAAGATACGAAAATAGTTTTTGATGGTAATGCACAAGATTACCACATTGGTCTTGATGATACAGATGACAGTATTAAAATAGGATTAGGTAGTGCTTTAGGAACAACAGCACATATAATATCAGATGCCGCAGGTCATGTTACTCTACCAAAACAATCAGGCTTTCAAGCAAAGACAGCTAGTGCACAAGAAAATTTAGCTATTGATGCTTTTGTAACATTACTTTTTGCAACTGAAATTTCTGATACAAATGCAGATTATAATACTTCGAATAGCACTTTTACTGCTCCCGTAACAGGTAAGTATTTAGTTACTACAGCTTTAAATTTTGATGCTTTAGATGCTGATGCTACTTATTGGCAAACTCAAATTAAAACTTCAAACAGAGAATATACAAAACTAGATTCTGGTAATCAATATGATGCTGACCCAACTAGTTTAGGTCATTCGCAATCAATGGTTGTAGATATGGATGCTTCTGACACTTGTATTATTAGATGGTATCAAGGCGGAGGAACGGCACAAGCAGATTTAAGAGTAGAATCTTTTTTTGCTATGCAATTATTAGCATGATGAAACAATCAACCTTAAAGGAGATAATATACAATGGCAATTAGTACAATAGGACCAAGCGGATTAAACGATACAATAGTTAGTGGTAAAACAGCTTTAACTGCAATACCCGCAACAACCGATGAATTTTTAATATCTGACGCAGGTACTATAAAAAAAATAGACGCACAGTTTTTTCAATCAACTCCTTCTTTTCAAGCTAGTCTATCTTCTGACCAAAGTATAGCCAACGCAACAGCAACGAAACTTGCTTTTGCAACAGAAGATTTTGATTCAGATGGAAAATATGACCACGGCACAAACTATAGATTTACACCAACAATTGCAGGAAAATACTTTATATATGTAAGAGTTGGTTATCAGGAACATAATACAAGTGCAGGTAGTTTAACAGACCAAGCAGGTTTTTATGCTAAAATATACAAAAATGGTTCTGCTGTTGCTGATGTTGGTAATCATGTTGCAGTTAGCAGTTTACAAAGTATAATTAGTGCAAATGCTACTGCAATAGTAGATTTAGATGCAGATGACTATGTAGAGGCTTATACTTTACAACAAAATAATACTAGTGATAACGCAGCAAATGTAAAATCAGGTACAGCATATACTGAATTTGGTGGATTTAAATTGGTAGGAATATAAAATGGCTCATTATAAAACAAAAATAAAATTATACTTAATAGCAAACTCTAAAACTTGGGACAATGAAAAAGATAATATTGAATTACAAGATGATGGAGCAGGTCCTTATATTAAAACTTGGAATGTTTCAGGAGTTACTAAACCAACTGATTCTCAAATAGCATCATATGAATCTGCAGGTAATACAGCAAATACTTTAACAAATGTTTTAAATAAAAGACAAACAGAATACTTAGATTGGCAACAACAATTAGATAAATTATATCACGATATTGATGATGGTAAATTAGATAAGACAGGTTCTTGGTACACACATATTAAAGCAGTGAAAGACGCAAACAGTAAAGGATAGGAGAGATAAATGAGTAAAACAACAATACCCACAGGCGGAATTACAGACGCAACAATAGCTACTGCAGATATAGCAGCAGATGCTATTACAGGTGCAAAAATTGTTGATGATGCCATTAATTCAGAACATTTTACTAATGGTTCGATAGATACAGCACATATTGCTGATAGTGCAGTCACAATAGCCAAAGCATCTGGATTTGGAAAAATAGGTCAGGTAGTTGAAAGTACTTCAATAGATACAACAGCTATTTCATCTACTTCTTTTTCAGATATAGATTTAAATGTAGCAATTACACCAACAGCTACTTCAAGTAAAATACTTTTAATGATTGACTTTGCATATACACAAGATGGAGCAGATAATAATTTAGGTAAGATTCAAATGTTAAGAGACTCAACAGCTATTGGTAATCATCATGTTGGTTATGATAACCCTGGTGGTAATGTGGGGTTTGGTTGTCATATACAAAAATTAGACTCACCAAGCACTACTAGTGAAATTACATACAAGACACAAGCTAATACAGCAAATGCATCAAGTCAATTTAGACCAGTAGGTTCCGCATCTATTATAGCTATAGAGGTATTGGCATGACAATAGATATAGGAAAAGCAATACTCTCATTAAACAAAAAGGGTGGCAATAGCCATGAGTTTGTAATAAAAGGTAATCCAACTACAGAATCACAATATAACTCACAAGTAAAATTTGTATCAGGCGTAGATGATTCAAATAACACATCTATATTTTCAGATACTCAACCTTATACTTGGGCAGAGGTTAGTACAGAAAAAGCTGCTTTACAAACTACTTACGATGGACTTGCATATGCAAGAGCAAGAGCCGCAGCTTATGCAGAAATAAAAGAACAACTAGATTTGTTATATCACGATATGGCTGCTGACAAAGGTGATAAAACTGGAGAATGGTTTAAACACATTAAAGCAGTGAAAGACGCAAACAGTAAGGAGTAAACATGGCATACATAGGACAATCAATTAAAAATGGAACATTTACTACCTTAGATACAAGTAGTAATACCTACAATGGTTCTAATACAGCTTTTGCTCTAGGTACACAAGTAGGTTCACCCGCACAATTATTAGTATCTCACGATGGTGTATTACAAAAACCAGGAACAGATTATACTTTATCTACAGGTGGCACAGCAATTACATTTACTACAGCACCTGCAAGTGGAGCAGCAATCTTTATTGTAGAAATATCTGGTGCAGTCGGAGGACCTCTAGGTTCTGACCTTAATGGTTCAGAGTTAATATTAGATGCAGATGGTGACACAAGTCTTCATGCAAGTACAGATGACCAGATAGATGTTAAGATTGCAGGAGCAGATGACTTTGCTTTTAAGGCTAATAAGTTTGAAGTTCAAACTGGTTCTAATGTAGATATGAATGGCACAGAATTAATCTTAGATGCAGATGGTGACACAAGTCTTCATGCAAGTACAGATGACCAGATAGATGTTAAGATTGCAGGAGCAGACGATTTTAATTTTACTGCAAATAAATTTAATACACTAACAGGAAGTAGTCAATCTTTTGCCGACAGTGCGAAAGGATTATTTGGTACAGGCGATGATTTAGAAATTTATCATGATGGTACAAACTCTTTAATTGCAAACAAAACAGGAACTTTAAAGGTTGCAACCGAAACATCAGGTGTGCCAATTACATTAGGACATACAACTTCATTAGTAACAGTTGCAGATAATGTTAGTGTTACAGGTGATATATTTCTTGGTACTACAAGTGCAACAAACTCTGCTAAAATGACAAGTCTATTTAGTAGAATATCACATATTGGATTCGTAAGTGAAAACAATGGTGGTAATGATGATACTGAACACTTTAGATTTAAAAATGGTAATGGTACAATAGGAAATATTGTTGCAGGTAATAGTGCCACGGCATACAACACTTCATCTGATTACAGATTAAAAGAAAATGTTGATTACACATTTGACGCAACCACAAGATTAAAACAACTTAAACCTGCAAGATTTAATTTTATAACAGATGAAACAAATACTTTGGTTGATGGTTTTTTGGCACATGAAGTATCAAGTGTAGTTCCTGAAGCTATTTATGGAGATAAAGACGGATTAGAAAAAAACATAGATGGTACAAATGCATTAGATGCTGATGGAAATACTATTCCTAAATATCAAGGCATAGACCAAAGCAAACTTGTACCTTTATTAGTTAAAACAATTCAAGAACTAGAAGCTAGGATTACAGCTTTAGAAAGTTAATGACGAAATAATCAACCTTAAAGGAGGTACAATAAAATGGCAAACCACAGTAAAACAATAACACTAACAGACTTAGACCAAACTTTATTATCAGATAGTTTGTATAATCATACAGACAACGCAGGAATAGATGCTTGGTTACAAGCTGCTATAGATGGTAAAGTCAATAATTGTTGGAAAAGATTTCAACAAGAATGGACACAAAAATTAATGAATGATGATTCATTCACAGATTCTATTCCATCTGTAAAAGCAGACTTTGTTGCTCTAATAGTAGCAAGAGCAGACTATAAAAACAGAAAAGCTAGAGACGATTCATAATAAGTAAAAATGTTTAAACAGATAAAGGTAGTATTTAATGCAAGTTGATTTTAATTTAAAAACTGTAATTACAGTAGGTACTATCTTATCTGCTTTAATTGGTAATGTTTTTATAGTGGGCAAGGTTTATTCCGACTTTGAAATTATTAAAACTAAAGTTGTATTATTAGAAGAATCACAGAATGTACTAAGTATTAAACAAGAAGTCTTAGAACTAAGTTACAAGATTAAAGGCATTAAACTTCAAATAGACCCAGAATATAGAACTCTCTGTCAAAAAGATATGAACAATCTGGTGTGTCAATGAAATTATTATTAACTATATTATTTGTATTTGGAGCAACAGCTACTTTTGTAGATGCTAATGCAGCAGAAACAAATACAGTAAGTTCAACTGTTGTAACTAATGGAACTCCACCTACAGCTAATAGTCCAAGTGTAGTAGTGAATAATTCAGATGTTTGTACTAGTGGATATTCAGGAAGTGTACAAACTCAAGTATTAGGATTTAGTTCAGGTATAACAATCAAAGACACGAATTGTGAGATGATTAAACTCAGCAGGCAATTATATGGTATGCAGATGAAAGTAGCTGCTGTTTCAACATTGTGTGCTGACTATAGAATCTTCGATGCAATGTGGATGTCATCAACTTTTTGCCCATACATGGGAGCTATTGGAGAAGATGCAAAGCAGGGTTGGTTAGACAATCCTCACATGGTCCCAAAAGATAGCCAAGTGTTTGCATCTCTAGCTAAAGTAGAAAAATTAAAAGAAGAAGAAGAAGTAAAAGAAGTTAAAGAGGACAGGCATAATGATATTAAGAAATATATTATTAGTGGTATTGCTTTCTTGCTTTTACTCTAGTCTAAAAGCTGAGTGTACTGCTGAAACAATAGGTCTTTGTACTCCTAGCACAGAGGAAGTTATAGTTGAAAGTATTGTAGAAGAAAGTTCACAAGACTCTACAGGTATCAAAACTGTCACAACAACTACTGTTGATACAACATCAACTATT